CAGATGGACGAACGGCAGAAAGGTCCGCATTGCCGTCACCCGACGCACGAAAATGCTGCGGTCACCGCGAATGGCCGCTTTCTTGGCTGCGCTGCGGCGTGGCCCACCGGTCCGATAGGGCGATCGGTTCGCTGCGCGAGCGAAGGGCGCGATTTCAATCCGGCCGCTTCGGGCTCGAAACGGACTGACGCATTGCAGCATGGACGCCCGATTTCCTAGCGTTCTGAATGTCCGCTGCCGGAGCAAGCGCCTAGGAAGCTCGCGACCGCAGCCAATGTCGGCAGTCCGCCCTTTGTGATCGATGCTGCGCTTTATCTCAATGGTAACAATGGGCTCGAATCCGTCATCCGAGTCTGTCACCCGGTTTATGGGCCCTGATTCTAATGCCGGGGCGGCGGAATCCCGAACCACGCCGCAGCGGCGGCCATCGCCCCGAGGAACCACGGGCCGAACTTATGGACCCATCCCATGAACTGTCCCATCCCGTCGTGCTGGTCGCGGGTCCGCTCGAGGCTGTCGATGCGGGCCGTGTTCGCACCGACCGTCTGCGAGACCTGGCCCATCTGATCGCGCAGCGCGGCGGCGTGGTTCGAGAGCGCCGTCTCAAGCCTTTCGATGTCCCTGCCGTGTTTCGCTTCCTCGACACGGATCAGGCGCTTGTCCACATCATCGACCTTCTCGCTCAGTTTTTCGAGCGCGCGGGTCACGGATTCCATGGCGAGGCCGAACGCGAGCGTCTGCGCCTTTACGGATTCCGAGAGATCGCGGATCGCGTCGAGTTCGGCGCGTGTCAGCTTCTCGGGTGGAATTTCCGCGTCGGTCATCAGGTGAGGGAAAGCGTCAGGCGGCGCTGCGGATCGAGCCGTTCGCGGTATGCGAGAAGTCCGGTGACGTAAGGCAGGATTTCGAGAACCCTGTCGGCCGCGCCGCCCGGCTCGATCGGCATGTCCAGCCCAGCCATCGGCAGAAGGAACCCGGCCAGCGTGAACACGGCGAGCCAGAAGCTCCGGGCGTGCCAGACCGGCATTGGAGCGAGCGCGGGGGAATCGTCGGGCATGGGGCCTCCTAGATGGGATAGCGGGAGGGGAAGAAGCGGCCGAGGATGCTGCGGGCCAGGCTGACGTTCTTTCGGGTGGTCGGACCAGCCGCCCTCGTGGGCAAGGACCAGTTCCAAGGCGCGGGCGAAGTTGCTCTGCATGAGGGCCTCCCTGCGCCCCTATACACAATCTTAGGTTGTAATACAAATAAACAGTGTATTTATGAACACGGGATTACCAGAAGGCGGCGATGCGGTCCGCCGTCGTGCCCTCGGCCTCGACTTCCGCGATCCTGAGCGGCAGGAACGATCCGGTTGGCACGTCATGGAGGGTCAGCACCATCCCGCGCAGCATCCGAATCCGCATGTCGCCACCCAAGCCGACGTAGATCGCGCGCGAGCCGACTGCGAGCGGTTCGCCTATGACGACATCGCAGGCGTATTCCGGCGGCGAGGTCTTGTCATCGTCGATGGCGTACGGGTCGAACGTGGGCTGGAACGTCATAGGCTTACTCCCGCGTGTAGATTTTCAGAACGATGTCATCTATCGCGCCGTCGTTGTTCGTGCCGCTCGTGCGGTCGAAGCGCATCTGAATGTCGATGCCGCGCGCGCCCGTCGCCGCGAGGCTCGACCAGTTCCTATGGAACCAATACTCATCTTGCATCCCCTCCGTCGCGAAGTCGGACGACGAGTAGCGGATCGCGTTCCTGTTCTTTCCGTCGACCCGCAGGCGGCAAAACATGCTGACCGCCGCGCTCGTGTACGTCAGCCACGCGGGCGGACTCGTGTTGTCCAGTTTGAGGTAGCCGCCACCGCCCATCCAGCCGCCCGGCGTGAGTTGCGGGTTGTCGGCGTAGCTCGGAACAGCGCGTTCGCGCCGTTGTGGTCCTCGAAGTCGTAGGTCAGCGGATAGGCGAGCAGATTGGCGTAGGGTGCCGACCCCGAGGCCAGCAATTGCATTAACTGGTGCGTCAGCATCAGGCGATCCCGTCGTGAGGGCCGTCGACGGACCAGGCCGTCGTGTCGATCTTCGTGAAAGTAACCGTATTCCATGCCGCGCTGATGTCGCCGCCGCCGCCCGCCACGCCGTTCAGCGTGTCGGTGCCGTCCACCGCGAAGCTGGCCGTGCCCGCCCCGATGCCCTTGAGCGAGATCATCGTCCCGACCGGGAACTCGGTCGTCGCGTTGTCGGGGATCGTGTAGGTTTGGGCCGCCGCGTTGTCCGCAGTCACCAGCGTCTTGGAGTCCGCGAGGACGAAGGTGTAGGTCGTCCCGGTCTGCGCGTTGATCTGTATCCCCAAGGCGTCGGAGAACGTCAGGAGTTCCGCCGACACGTCGTCAAAGCCGACATTCGTGATCGTGCCCACGACATAGCGGCCAAGGAGCGTGATCCGAACTTTCGCGGTCAGACTCGGTGCCTTGAACGCGCGAATGTGGCGGGTCCATTGGGCGAGGGTCGTCGTGCCGCAGATGGCTTCGAGCATCGAACCGATGACCGAGTCGCCGCTGTCCAGGAACTCGACCTGGACGACGGGAAGGTCATCGAAGGAGTTGGTCTGCACCGTGAGAAGCGACACGTAGAGGTAACCACCGTCCGGGGCCGAAGCGGCGACGACCTGACTGGCCGAGTAGTCCGCTCCATCCGTGAGGTTGTGCTTGAGGTATTTGGAGCCTTCCTGAGGCGTGACGGTCGAGAAGCCCGTTCCATCACTCGCGCCCGCCGTGGCGCTGCCCGTCACGGTCCAGTGCTCCAAATCGGCCGCGTTCTCGAAGCCTGGATTGAGGATCGGGAGGCTCGCGCGGACCAGGCCTGGCACTATGCCAGCCGCTCCCGCTTCGACCCAGGAGCCATCCTGCCGCCCGTAGACCGTGCCGTCGCTCGGCGCGTCCGTCAGCCCGCCGCCGCTCGCGCCCCACGCGCTGCCGTCATAGACCACCGCCTCGTCGTCGTCGGCCACCCACGCGGTCCAGCCTTCGGCGGGCGTGAGGTTCACCCACGCGCCGTTGTCGCGCACCGCCACCTTGCCCGCGTCGGTTTCGCCGGTCGGGATGATGTAGATGTTGCCGTCCGAGGGCGAGCCGGGGAGCGCGGTCGTGCGCGAGATCACGCCAAGCTGGACCAGCGCCGAGAGGGCGCGGAGGTTGGCGTCCATCGCGTCCTTCCAGCCGTTCGACCCCTCGTCCCAAAATCCGGTGAGCGCGAGGCCCGGTAAAGTGCGTTCGCCTGCCATTTCCTATTCTCCGTAACTGTCGCCGTAGGCGAACCCGTATCCGCTGGTGAGTTTGACCCGGACCTCGTGGCCCTGGATCGACGTGATGCCGTCGCGCACGGCCTCGAACCGGACGCGCCCGTAATCCGCGCCGCCGAAGCTGGCGAAGGGGATGTCGTGCGTGGTTCCGCTCAGGCCGGTGATCGCGGAGATGGTGGAATCGTCACTGTCATCGAGCAGCGTCAGCGTGGTCGTCTGCCCGGCCTCCGGCGTGACCGTGGCCGCGTCCCAAGCGAGCAGTACCGTTTCCTCGGTCAGCCGGTTGCGGTTCGACCATGTGACCGTGATGTCGCCGCCGCCCGTCCCGTCCGCCAGCCCGAAGCCGGTTCCCCGCACCTTGGCGTTCGCCGGCCGCGCGGGCGCATGGACGCGATCCGTGGGCGTGTAGGAGGGCAGCGCCGCGTCCAGTGTCGAGAGCAGGCCGAGCGAGGTACGCGTCCGCAGCCGGTAGTCGATCTCGATGCCGACCGCGCGGGAGTCTGGATCGGCCACGGCGGCATCGAGCGAGAGAAAGCGGATCGTGGTTCCCGAAGGCCATTCGCGCGGCACGGTGTCGAGGCATCCGCGCTGGACCGTCCAGTCGCCCGACTCGTCAACTGCGGTGAAGGCGACGATCTCGTGCGCGGCCTCGGCCAGTCCGTCCGCGCCGAGGATCGCGAGACCGCCCGTCTCCGGGCCGTCGCCAGCGGAGTAGGCCGTGAACCCCGTGGTCGTGACCGTCTCGGCTTCCGCCGCCCAATCCTCGGCGGTCAGCGCGGCGGCGACGACATCGAGTTCCCCGACCTCCTGCCACTCGGACGCGCCCATGGCGCTCGAACCGAGAGACTCGGTTTCGGCGCTGATCGTGTCGAACACGGTCGTCCTCGGCAGGACCGCGACATACGCCTCGTCGTCGCCGGGCAAGTCCGCGCCGTCCTGTCGGACGAACCAGAGCGGCGTGGTCAGGAACTCGACCGGGTCGGGCGTCTCGGCGGTCGAGCCGAACGCCTGCGCCTCGGTGTCGTCGGGCTCGACCGGCTCCATGTTCTGATAGCCGAAGATGTCCTCGGTCATCGAGAGCGTGACCTTGGAATCCCCCGGCCTCCCGTAGTCGACGCGCATGACCCGCATCACGAGTTCGTCCGCTCCGTATTCCGGCCATGTCAACTTCACCACGTCGCCGGGCGTGTAGGCCCAGGCCCTGCGGTCAACCTGCGCCTCGGCGGTCGCGAGCGGTGCCGTCGCTGTCGCGATGTCGCGCGCGGCCAGTCTCGCGGCGAGCGCCTTGTAGCGGACGCCGTAGTAGTTCCGCGCGTCGGACGTGATCTCGCCGTTCGCCGCGACGATGGCGCCGAGGTCCTGGAGGACGACGACGGATTCCTCCTCGTTCTCCGGGTTCGTCCAGGTGACCTGAATCTCGTTGATGACCTCGGACGGGGAGCGCCGGGAGAAGTTCCGCAGATCGGCGTTCGAGGGGTCGATCACGGGCAGGGTGTCGGGGTCGTAGTCGTCGCGGATGAGCCGCAGGACGAATTTCCCGGTCCTCGGGTCCGGGTAGAGCAGGCCGTTGATGTGATCCAGAACCTCGGCGACGAAATCCTGCGTCTTGGTCTGACGGACCCAAAGCATCGAGAGGCCGAACGTCTCGTCAAAGAGCGTCTGCGCGGCGGTCCTGAAAGCGTCGTCGTCTATCAGAGAGGTCGGCAGTCCGAGGCCCCACACCTGATCGACCATGCACTCGCGGATGATGTGCGCCGGGTTCATGTCGCGGCGGGCATCGGCGTCGTAGTCGCCACCGCCGCTGTCTGGATAGGGGCCGTAAGGTTCGCTCAGTTCCCATCCGGTGTATTCGGCGTCCGCCTGGAATATCATCTGGTTCTGGTTGACGAGCGTGATCTGCCGGTTCGACGGATCGACCCATGTGATGTCGAACAGGAAAAACCTGCCGGGCGCCGCGTACAGTTCGACCACCATCCGGTCGCCGGGGCCGCTGGTGTAGCACCAACTGGTCTCGCGAGGGGGCAGTTCATCAACGTCATACGGGCCGCGCCCGACAAAGAACTCGACGCCCTGTTCAATCCCGCCTGATGCTGTTCTGAGGTTCACGTCCGGTGTGCCGCCGATGTACGGCATGTTCTCGTCGTCAACGAGGTAGGGTTTGTCGGGGAACCACGCCGTCTTGACGCGCAAGTCGAGGATGAACGGGTCGTTCCAGTAGATTTCGTTGACTCCGGGGGCCATCTCGCCCCCGTATTTGAACGCGGCGGAAAGCTGCCGGATCGTGTCCCACTCCGTCAGGAACCAGTTCACGCCCTCGCGCGGCACACCCGCCAGTCCCGGTTGCCAGTCGCGCGGGATGCGGCTGACCTCGAACGCTGCGGGTGGGATGTAGGGCGTGTTGGCCGTCCAGTAGAAGCCTTCTCGCGGCATGTCGGTCCGCTTGCGGAAACCCGCCGTCGCGATCCCGCGATAGCCGGGCATGGTGGTCGGCGTCTTCCCGAACCGCTCGGCGAGCGGCGCGTCCACCGTCTGCGTCCAGTTCCCCGGTTGGTAGTGGACGGTTCCCTCGATCCCGCCTTCCTTCTTGTCGCCGCCGAACAGGTCCAGATTCCCGAGTGACAGGGTGGTCTGATCGCCGACCGCTCCCTCCCAGGCCGTCTTCTCCTTGATGACGATCTTGCGCAGACGCTCGACCGGCCCGTGGCAGATCGCGTGATGGACGGTCATGTAGTAGCGGACGATCTGTATCTTGCCGCCGCCCTTTCCGCCGCCCATCAGCCCGCCTCCCGCTCGCGCCTGCGCGCCTGCGCCAGTGCCAGATCGGCCATCGCGTCACCGAACGCCTCGACCTCGGCGCCCGGCAGTCCGTCGCGCACGAAGGCGCGGTAATCGACGCCGCGCTCGGCCATCCATTCCTTCATGCCGCTGACGCAGAACCCCGCGCGGACGCAATCCCGGGCGGTCACGCGCTCGGGCGTCATGCCTTGACCTTCTTCTTCTTGTAGGACTTGTCCGCCCATCCGATGACGTTCGGCGACCGGATGAGGATGGTTCCGAAGGCCACGGGGATCGGACGCCCGTTCTCGGCGGTCGGAGATTCCAGATCGGTCACCGCCGGGGGTTTCGGCCCCTTCGGTTTCGGCAGGATCAGATAGGCCAGGACGTTGAGGACCAGGCCGATCGCCAGTTGGATGAGGAACGGGAAAACCATGTCGGGACCTCAATAGTAGCGGTTCACGGCCCCCACCGGATTCTCCAAGGGAATATATGGCTGTCCGCCAAAATTGACAATGTTATTGTGTAATACAAGGCAAGATTGCTTTTTATGCGTGCATCCGGCGTGGATGCTGACGGTGGTTCCGGCGTCGAGGCGGCGGGTGTTGCCGACGATCAGAGTCAGGCTGCCGCTCCTGCCCAGGATCGTCCGGGTCTGCGTGTCGCCGCCCGAGTCGGTCCACTGGATGTAGCCGCCGAGATAGTTCGCGATGCCGACCGACCCGTCCCAGTCGACCGGCAGGGTGACAAAGTTCGCGCCGATGGCGGTCGGGACGTGCCGCTTGCGCAGAACCGTCCTGTCCGCGCCGCACTGGTCCGAATAGAGGACGTGCGGGCAACCGCTCATGTAGAGCCGCCGCAGCCCCGGACGCGCGAGCAGCGTGTCCAGAGGTTCCGCCGAGACCTTGGCGTTGCCGGCCTGGCGGCCGACTCCCTTCACCACACCCGAAAAAACGACGGGCCAGTCCTCGTCCACGTCGCCGACATGTCCCTGCCGGATGACCAGGCCGACCTTCCGCGTCGGCGGGTTGTCGGCGTAGCGGGTGACGATCCCGGCGCGCGGCGCGATCTCGATCTCCAGGACCTTCCTGTCGAGCGTCCCGCTGGACTCGATGTTCCCGCGCCCGATGGGGATCGGCTCGTAGGTCTTGCCGTCCACGGTGACCGGAACGTCGGTGTCGGTGTAGGCGTGGAAGCTCCCCGTCCCGTCGCCCCACTCGAACAGATACAGGCTCGCGGGGATGCCGCCTTCGCGGCTGGTCTCGTTCGCGTCGAAGGTCATGCGTCGGACTCCTTGAGGGTGCGGAGGGTCATGGTGACCTCGGCGATGTCGCCCGTGATCCAGTCGACCGAGAGCCGGTCGCTCTCGTGCCGCGCGCGCACGAGCCAGTGCATCGAGATCAGATCGTCGGCGCTGATCGCGGGAAGCGCTGAGGTCAGGACCATCACCGAGTTGTCGCCGCCGTCGAGCGTGAGCCCGGTGACCTCGCGCGTCAGAACGCCGTTCGAGCGGGTCTTGATGCGGACATGGCGATACATCGTCTGATCGCCGAAGTTGCGGACCATCGACGGGCCGGTGAAGGCGACGTTGACCCCGGCGGAGATCGGGAGCGCCGGAAACAGCGTCGTCGGCCAGAGCGGTACATGGAACGCCTTTTGCCGACCCTTGTTGCGATGGAAGTTGCCGAGGATCAGGTCTCGGGTCGCCTCGTCGCGGATCATGTGGCGCAGGGTGAAGGTGCGCGTCGTGTGGTCCTGACGGATCGTCCGGTCGACCACGCCGCGCCCGAAATCGTGCGCCTCGTGCATCTGCTCGAAGCCCATCGGGACTCCGGCCGCCCAGTTGGGGCTCAGGTCGAAAAGCTCCCGCCCGTCGTAGGTCGTGGCCGCCGCGCCGTAGTTCCGGGCGACGTTGCGGCCCGGAGACAGTTCGACCTCCATCTCGAACGTGCCGGTCCGGTCGGTGATCGCGCGCAGGTCGGACTTCCCCGCGATCCGCCCGAACACCGCGTCCCGCAGATAGCTCGTCCCGCCGGGAAAATAGTTCTCGAGCGGCTGCGCCAGATCGTAGAACGTCGCCAGCGCGTTGCCGGTGGTCTGGACGATCTCCGCGACTCCGTTCGCGCCGACGAGGACCATGTGCTTGCCCTGCGCGAACCAGGACGGCTTGCCCGAGGCCGGGAGCGTGAGGGACGTGTCGCCGATGTTCCCGACGCCGTTGAGGCCGATCCCGACCGGCTCCGCGAACGGGTCGGTCAGGGCGATCTCCTGCGCCTGACGCGCGGCCATGAGACCGTCGATCTTGCCGAACGTCGACCCGGTGACCATCGAGCGCCAGCGCCAGGTGACGCGCGGATTGACGCGCTGCGCGATCCGCTGCTCCGAGCCGTCCCGAGACGTGATGATCTCGGTCGAGAACGAGATTTCCTCCTCGAACGGGTGGGCCCAGTCGATCGGCTCGTTCCAGATCGGAGTCGAGACCATGGCTCAGACTCCCAAAGCGCCGCGGACCGCCGAGGGGTTCGCCTTGATGTAGTTGAGGAT